TAGCACCGTAAGCTAACGGGAAGCGTTCAGCCAATTTTTTGCAGTTGAAAAAGCCGTCTGCCGCGCCGGAACTGAGTGAATCACCGATTTTAGCATAAAGCACTGCGTATACGGTTTTACTGAGATCGTCATTGAAATTGACGCGGGCGAAGGCTTTGCTGTTTACTCCGCCCGTGTAGGTGATAACATTGGGAGAGTACCACCACTCACCGATGCCCGGCATGCTTTCTTCCAGCGCAACAAGCCTGTTCCTCATGCTTGCCAGCATGGTCATCAGAGCCTCCAGCGTTGCCGGAGAAGACGGCAATTCAGGGAGTGACGCCGGAGCGGTAAAGGGGACAGTTACCGCCGCGCCATCGCCATTTTTCTGCAGGTAATTGGACATATCAACAGTTTCGGCAGCGTCCTCCGCCCGCTGTGCGGCAGCTTCAGCTGCTGCCTCGGACAGTGCGGCAGCGGCGGCGCTATTTGCCGCTGCGGTCTTGCTGGCGGCGGCATTGGTCTCAGAGGTCTTTGCCGCTGATGCACTGTTTGCTGCGGCGGACTTGCTGGAGGCCGCATTGGCCTCAGATGTGGCGGCAGCGGCAGCGCTGTTCGCCGCCGCAGTCTTGCTGGAAGCAGCATTGGTCTCGGAAGTCTTTGCTTCAGACGCACTGCCTGCCGCAGCGTTCTTGCTGGCGGCCGCGGCATTCTCAGACGCTTTTGCCGCTGCAGCGCTCGCTGCTGCCGCTTCGGCATCGCCCTCGATCTGCTCCACCAGTACAGCAGCCTGTTCCACATCTCCAGCCACCGCCTGCTGTGCCTGCTGCGCCTGCTGTGCACTCTGTGCGGCGGCGTCCTGTGCATCTTCTGCGCGCGATGCATCCGCAGCGCTCTGTGCGGCGGCATTTTCGGCGTTGTCCAGAAGCCCCTGCATTTGTTCCAGCGTATTCTCAAATACATTTTTCGGCGGCGCGGCAGTACCCTCGACGCTGGCGGCAAACTGCAAGCCGTTGGACTGCAGCTTGATGATCTCTTCACCTGTGGAGGACTTGGCCACAAACTGCACATCCAACTGTCCGGCATACGCAGTGAAATCCGCCTCCACAGGCCAGGTAATAATAATCTGCCCCTCATTGTCGGGATCTACGGAAACCCTCAGCTGCTTGTTTATGAGCGTCATATAGTCCGGATGGGAAGCGCGCACATACCAGGTCATCGCGGACAGGTCGTGCCCGTCGTGATAGCGTGGGCCGGTGACGTCGTAGACCTCCGCGCGTGCTTCGCCCTGGGTGTGCAGGCCGGCCTCCGGCCCAAAGTACACATATTTGTCTTTGAACTCAATCGAAATAGCCATAAGAACCTCCAAGAAATTGTTCAGACAACGGAGCCGGTGAGTTTGGTCCATTGGCTGTCCCTTGTAGTCCGGACAAGCAAAGTCCCCTGGGTGCTGTAGGAGAACACAAGGTCTGCATAGTTTCCCGCAAGATTGTCCACCTGTCCGGCCCGTGTTGCAAAATCTGCGTTTTTAGCCGTTTCAGCTGCGGCTGCATTCTCAGCTTGAGCCGCAGTCTCAGCGCTCTCCGCGCTCTTTGCAGTTTCGGCAGTCTCAGCGCTTTTCGCCGTATCCGCCGAACCCGCGCTGGCGGCGGTGTCTGCCTTTGTGGCCGTCGCTGCTTTTCCGGCGGATTCCGCATATCCCGCCTCGGATGCATAGGCGGCCCGTGCGGCGCTGTCCGCGTAGATGCTCTGCGCAGGCGCGCCCACCGGATACTCCACCACATAGGTGCCGCTGTCCTCAATGATCCGCACACGCTGGCCGGCGGTGAACCGCACGGCCGTGTTGCACTTGTAATGCTTCAGACTTTCCGTTTCCGCCCCGTTGAAGATGAGCGCGATGCCGTCCTCGTATACAGTACCCACCGTGGCGAAGGACTGGCCGGGCGGGTCCGGCTGCACGATGGCCTGCTGCTCCTGATACGTCTCCAGGATCATAGATACACCACCCTCTTTCCCGTATGGGTCATTTTGTACGGCTGTTCCAGCTCCAACCGCCAGCCTGTCTCTTCGTACAGCGTGCTCTCACCATCCCGCACCAGCTCCACCAGGTCAAAAACAGCGTGCCGCCCGCTGGGGCCGGTGTAAAATGTGCGGGTCTCCGTGGACTGCAGGCTTTTAAACCGCTTGTTGTCCGCATATGCCTGCAGCTCCGCCTGAGATGCAATGTTGTCCAGCTTCTCATAGGACACGACCCGCCGTCCCAGGTTCACGGTGGAGAAAACGCTGTCCGGCCTGTCGTTGACCGATACGGCCCGCATGGACGAATCAAGGTCCGGGTTGTCCACCTCCACGATGAATACATTCGGATGATCGAACATGTCCACGGTTTCACTCCATTCGGGATATTGGATGGAATACTCTCCATCCCGGTACGTCACGGATATCGCATCCGCGGACGGCATGCGGAACGCACTGCAGTGTACTGTGCCGCCGCCGTCCATCCAGATGCTGTTGTAGTTGATCTCCGCCGCCAGGGCGTTGATGATCGTGAGACGGTCTGTGCCCGGCTCCCAGTCCTCCCGGTCCGCCTGCAGCGTGGCGGTGTTTGCCTCCACGAAAAAATCCGTGATGCCGGATTCGACCAGCAGTGCCTGGATGGCTGCCGTGTACAGCGTACCCTTTGCCAGATGCAGCCGCGTCTCTATCTTCGAGGACATGGCAAGATAGGTCAGGTCATAGGCTGTAAGGCTCACCACAGGCCGCATGCCGTCGTGTTCCGTGTATGCATCGGTAGGGATATACTTGCCGAGCGGCTGGCGCACGCCGTCGATGGTGAGCACCGGCTGGATCACGTCCGTGAGGTAGTTGACGGCACGGTTTTGTGCAAACTTCCCGCTGAGCGCCCATTTTACGGCGGCGTCCGCCGTCACCGAAATGGCCGCACCGCCGCCTTTGAATGCGGTAAGCCGTGAATACTCCACGTTATCCCGCAGCACAAGGTATTCCACCGATACATTACTCATAGCTGATCTCCTGCCTGTGATCTGTCTCGACAACAGTGAACTGCACATCCCGCGCACGGCCATGGGCCGCCTGAATATTTCCAAGCACCCCGATCACCACATCGCCCCAGCAGTCTTTGTAAACTACGGCAGAGCCCAGCAGGCCGCGCAGGGCGTCCATCTGTGCGGCGTCCCGGAGCGTGAAAGCGAAGTCGTGGCTGGCGTCTTGCATGCCACAAGTATATGGCTCGGGTTTTGTGCGGCCGTAGTAGTGTACATAGTCCACCTGTGCGCTGTAGCTTCCGTCATGTGCGGGCCTCTCACCGGCCCGCAGCCGCAGCTTCAGCCAGGGCGCGCCATCCTCAACGGCCCCCAATACGGCGTTTTCAATCGCCAGGAAGGCGTGGACGGGCGCGCTGTCGCCGTAGAATCCCTCCGGCGTGACGCCGCGCACAGTATACACATGCTTTCCGGTACACAGACGGTCTGTGATCCCGCTGCCCGCTGAGCGCGCAATGGGGACACCGTCACGCAGTATGAAGTATTCGGCGTATGCGGCGTCCGTTTCCCAGGATATTTCAATGGCGCTTAAACGGGCATTGAAAGCGGCTTCAATAGTTGGTCCGGGAACGTTCAGAACGGTAATGGAGCCAACGGCCGGAGCGGATTCCACGCCGAACACTGTCTTTATCGCCAGCTGCACAGGATATGTCCCATCCTGCAGGAAATACGGCATGCGGAACTCCTTGGCCGTGCTGTGCATCCAGCCTGTATCATAGTCCCCGATCTGGATGCGCACGCCCTGCTGGTCCGCAGACTGCCAGCGGATGGTGGGGCGCGGTTTTGTGTCCGTGTATACAATGACCGGCACGGACGGAGCCCGGCGGATGATGATGGTCGCCGCGGCGCTGTAGGAACCCCACACACCATCGCCGTTTTTGGTGCGTACACGCCACATGAGTGTACCCTGTGCAAACTGTCCGGCGGGTGTTGCGAAGCTGGAGGCGTCGGTCTCTGCGGTGCTGAGTGTGGTGTACTGTCCGCCCATGTTGGAGCTGGTCTGCAGCTCGTAGGCGGTCTGCGCTGTGCCGGTGGATATCTCATGCCGCCACACGAAGGTGACGCCCTGAGTATCTTCCACAATAGTGCCCACAGGGGAGACACACACAGGCGTGCTCAGCGCGTCCTGGGTGTTGACGTGTATCCACTCGCTGGTGCCTGCAGCGCCGGTGTTGGCTGTCACCTCTACCTGCCACTCAATATCGTCCGCAGTGAATGTATTTGCCGGGAAGTCGTGCCAGGTCTGCGCACCGCTGATGGAGACACTCTTGACGTCCTGCTGTCCCTGTGTGCGGTAGCGCAGCACGGCCGAAGTCTGGACGATCTCGCCGGGCGCATCCTCGGCTCCCTCTGCTGTGACAGACCAGCCGAAGCGGTTGACCTGGTGCTTCAGCACGCGGCCGCCGTCCGCCGGATACAGGTCTGCGGGCGTGACCGGCAGTTCCTTGTTGTTGAAGGTGGTCCAGCTGCTTGCAGTGGTCCCGCCGCTGGTGTCCGTTACCTCGACCTGCCAGTCGATGTCCCCGGCAGGGAGCACGCCCGCGGGGATCGTGTAGCCTTGTGTGGCGTTGTTGACAATATATTCTGTGTACGCCGGAGCACCGTTTTTCCGCCAGCGTAACTTTGCCGATACCTGCCGGATGGAGCCGGACAGATCATCTGGCTTCGTGTAGTTCAGGCTCCAAGAAAAATTGACGGCAAAGCCTTTGTAGGTCGTGGCCCGGCTGGATGGCATCAGATCTGTCAGCCGGACAGCCGTGCTCTGGAACTGCACCGTGGCATATCCGCCGCTTGCCTGTGCGCCGGAACTGGACGTGACCACGACCTCCCATTCCATGCCGGGGTCGGCAGCATTGGGAACGAGCCCTGTGTCGAAGTCAATGTATGTGTTGGGTCCGGGTACGCGGACAGACGTCCATGCACTGGCACCTTTGGCCCGGTACTTGAAGTCCGAATACGCTATGGTGAGCGCGCCGTTGATGGGCTTCTCCGCCGTGACATTCCAGAAAAAACGGTGGTAAAACCCTTTTTTGATCGTCGTGTTGGCTGGGGAATAGCCGGATGGCGTTATCTTGCCCGCATGGGTCTGGATCGTCGCATAGGGCACATGATCCGAGCCGTCCACCCAAAATTGGGCAGCGCCTGTCTGGTTCTCGGTCGTAATGCCGATCTGGCACGAGAGATTGCCAGCGCCCCTTACCCCGCCGGAGGTAATCTTCCATTCGGGGCCGTTCCAACTCGGGCCTGCAATTTGCCCAAGGATCAGGCTGAGGGGGTACGGCGCATGGCAGTACACCGCAAGTACGGATGCGGAATCAAGGACCTCGCCGGAAGGCACCGGAGACTTATCAAAAAACAGCCAGCCCCAGTCCGCCTTGTCTGCACCCAGGTTGTCGATGCGCAGCTCACCCACACCGCCGGACAGATTCTTCAGATTTTGCGAACCGTTGCAGTATACGGTATACTGTCCCATTGTATCAACGCCTTCTTTCTACCGCCGTGCCAGTCCCATGCGGACGGTCATTTTCTCGTTTTCAAGCATGCGCTTAATGGCCACATACGTTTCAATGTCATCCACCTTGAAGATGTTCTGGCTGTTGTCCACGAAAGTGGCACCGCCGCCCTGCGCGGATATTAAGGCGCGGGATTGTTCGGCGGTATAGACCGCCTCGCCGCCTGTAAAGCGCATCAGCTCCGGCCCGTTTTCTCCCACCCAGCGCCAGCCGGGTGTGGCAGAACGGGTTCCGCGGGCGTAGCCTGCACCGCCGACCTGCGCCTGCAGCTCGCCCATGCTGGGCACCTGTATCGTACCGGTGTTGATCATGGGCACGCCGCGGATCGCGCTGATCAGCATGGCGATGCCGGATGTCACCAAAAACACCGCAGCGCCCACCATCAGCAGGTCCGCTGCCAGCATAACGAACTGGGAACCGGCCGCGGCTGCTGTTGGCCCCGCAGCGGCAAGCGCTTTCGTGGCTGAAGCGGTGCCCGTGGCCACGATACGCATGCCCAGGGCCGTGCCCGCCGCCTTTACGGCGATCAGCGCAAGCCCGCCGCTGACGAGTACCACTGCCGGATTCAGCTCCGACAGAAACCCGATGACGTCCGCGCCTACGCCGATGATGTCACCCGCTGCGTCCACGATGGCCAGTATCTGGTCTTCGTGGTCCAGCAGCACCTGAGCAAAGGTCGTCTTAATTTTCGTCTCGATGGGCTCAATGCTTTTCGCAAGTTCCACATACCGCAGCTGCAGATTGTAGTTTGCCTTCTCGGCCTCGATCATATCGGAGTTCCCGGTCTTGTAGCTCTCCCACAGTTCGTCCAGCCCTTCCTTGCGCAGCGTCTGCAAAGCAAGGTTCTGGCGGCTGGCCTCGGATCGTGTCCGGCCCAGGCGTTCGTTGAACTTATCCACATCCACGCCCAGGCGGCCCAGCAGCTCGGAGAACTGGCCCGTGGCCTCGCCAGTGGCGATGGTCTCCTGCAGGGAATCGGCCAGGGATTCAATTTTCATGGTTTCCGGGAACTTGACGACCGCGCCCGCCAGCAAGTCAACGGCCTCATACGCCTTGTCTGCATCGTCGAACCCGGTGGCGAGAATGTTGGACAGCGCCTCCACCACTTCATTGGTGTCGCCCGTGACGGCATAGAGCTCGCCGGCCTTGTTGTGCAGCTGTTCCATGCCCATGCCGGCGTCCCTGGCATTTTGCTCCAGGAAAGAAAGGTCGCGCCGCAGCTCCTTAGTCTGCTCCATCAGTTCGCCGCACTTGCTGATCACCGCGCTCAGCGCATTGCCGGCCAGCGTGCCAAGGGCTACATCGAATGTCTTTGCGCCCTTGCCGCCGTCCTCCATGCCCTTGCCCGCGCCTTTGGCGTTTTTCTCAAGGTCTTCAGCGGAACCGGATGCAG